CTTTTTGCAACTTCATATTCATTTTGATTCATGCTAATAGGCGCACTAAAATAATTTACAAAATAATCTTGTACACGCTGATCAAAATTATCTGCAGGATCTGTTAGTGGTAAATTACTTACTTGTGACATTAAAATTTAGCCCCATTTAATCTACGAATTGCTTGGTTAGCATCACTTATACGATTTGGATTACTTATTGTGCCGTCTTTTCTAGGTCGTTTTGTTGCATTACCAATATCGTTTTGTGTAGTGTCGTTTGGTGAACCAAAATTACGTCCTATGGATTTGCCGCCACTGGATATAATATTAGCAAAACCAGTGCCTGTAAAGTCTCCCTGTTCATTGACTCCTAGTAACTTTCCAAGATATTCACCTCCAACTTTTTCAACAACGCCAGTCACTGGTACCAGTATGTTACTAGTAAGTTTTTTACCAGTTAGTAAGTTATTAGCAAAAATTGATATAGTATCTGTCAAAACATTACCTGTGTTAAATCTTTCTTCATTGTATATTATTTCTGCATCTTTGATGACACCAATTACATTACCATTAAACAAGTCATTGGCTTCCTGACCTGCAACACTTCTAGTTTGTCCTCCTATAAACGCTTCTGTTTGTGGATTACCTTCTGTAAGATCACTTACTTCTACATCATAGTGTATATCAGCAAAGCCGCGCGGAGTAATATCATTTACAAATCCAGTTGCATATTTGACAGTTTCATATGCTAATTGCATAATGTGTTCCATAGGACTACTGTTTGCATATGCATGACTATCATGGTTAAATGCAGTAATCATAGGATTTACAAGAGTGTACTCAGCAAACTTATGATTGTGCATACTGTATATTTTTATATTTTTAAAGAAACGTTTATTGCCTCGCTGAAGTCCCCACTGTTGTTGCACACGATTACTGTATTTGTCATATGGTGTATAGGCATTGCTGTCTAAACTATAAGTTGGGTCAGCATTGTAGAAAATGTAGTACTTGTGCCACATGTTTCTAATTAATTCTTTAACATCATCATGGAATCGTATACTTACAGGATTGTAGGATATAGCATGATGACTTTGTACTTTTCTATTGTACTGGTTATGTGTTTGTACATCAATACTATATGTAGGAAGGTCTACGCTCTTAACAAGTATAGGTATTTCTAGTTGATCAATTGTGTTAAAAAGTGTTGCTGCTTCTGCGGTAAATTCAAATACCACATGAAACAGATGACCATGACGTGGTTGTAATTCAAAGTTATTGTCAACAAAAGTACGTGACGCATGTTTGTAGTCACGCATTGTTTCGCCTGAGGTGAAAGGTGATAGTGAATTATTTACACTAGCCATGGAAAACTCCTATTAGCCAGTAATAGTTTGACCTAGTGTTCTCGCTACACTTGAACCAACGCCATCACCTAGCGGTGTTTGAACAGCGTTATCAAATCTAATAGTCATTGCAACTGTTGCTGCTTCCTGACTTGCATAGTTTAAATCACCATAGTTGATGTTTTGAATAAAGCAACCGTATAGTTCCCAGGTTTCAAGCACACTTGGTGCATTTGCACCGTTGCCACCGTCTAGTACTTCAAACCGTGTAATGAACTTGTAGTCGATACCTGAACTAGCACTGCTTTGCTCCATCATATCAAACTGTTTCTGTACTTGCTCTCCGCATAACTTAGTTACGCCTCCATTAACATCGTCACGTAGATTAACTGTAATTGTATCCCATTGATGTTTGCCAATCAAATACACTCTACTGTTGTAAACAGGAATCTCAAATTCTTCGAATGTTACACTGGGGCGTGTAATATCCATAACCTGTTTGGTCATTTCAGTACGTGGACTACTTATACCAAAGTTCTCAAATGACGCACGGAAGCGGTATTTAAGTTTTGGCATAAGCAAGCCTTGACTTGCTGCACTCTGATCACCATCTAATGGGACTGTAAATTTTGTTAATGATGAAACTGACATGTCGTTTCGCTCCTATAATAATTATAAAAGTATTTATCAGATTATAGTCATAAAAAATGGGGGGTATTTCTACCCCCCAAAACTTTTTTTATTTTACACTGTTTGTGTTGCTGCTAGGTTTCCACTTGCAATTTCACCTGTGTTCTTAAGTCTGATTGGAATAAAGATAAATTCCGCAGCCTTTGTAGGTTCAATAGCAATGTCAACATACAGTTCATTACGATCAATTCTATCTGGAGTATTGTTAGTTTCATCACATACTACCAAGTAATCGAATACACCACGCTTTGCAACCAAATCATTGAGAGTTTGTTCGACCTGTTGTTTGATCTCGTCTCTAGTAATCTTATCGTTTGGTTCAAATACGAAGCCTGTTGCAATGTCCTGCATTTGTCGTCTGAGAAAACCTGTCAGTCTTGATACGTTAATACGATCCAATGCACTTGTACTTGCTGCACGAGTTTTGTTACCGTAGTTAAGTATTCCTGCACCGTTGAAGAATGCAATTGGATTAATACGATTAGAGTAAAGCGTGTCTCTTACACTTTCTCTAACATTGTCATTAACAAATGCGCCAGTTGCTGCATTAATAAATCCAATACTATTAACATTGTCTACTAGTCCACGACGTGATCCTGCTGGAGCAAACCATGGGAAACTAATATCATCGCTTCTTGCAAGGGTTCTAAGCATCATATGACTTGGTGGTACAACAACTGTGTTTCCTGAAAGATCATTTGTTGTTGCGCTTGGGTAGAACACTCCCAAATGTGGATCACTAGTTACTAGTCCATCCTCATTGTTGTCTGATGCTGCCGCTGTATTAGTTGCATAGTTTTCAATAGCAGTGCTTGTTGATGCTAATCTCATTGGTGTATCACCAATTACAAATGCTGTCTGGCGTCTGTCATTATTTAAACTTACCATATTGCTAATTAGCTCTGGAAATCCAGGTGCTGCAATAGCATTAAAGAGTCTTGCATCTTCACGCAGTTCTGTACTTGCATCAAGTGCAGATTTCATTTGAGTTGCTACAATAGTTCTTACTGCTTTGCGTCCAAATGTGCTTCCACTTGATGTTACCCATGCATCCTTTTCTGTAGGAAGTGTTGGGTATACACTTGTGTCACTAAAGTTAGTGCGTGAGAAGTAGTCGCTTCTAAACTGCTTTACACCATATGAACTACGACGTGTGTTAAACAACAGCATGCCACGTGGATAAATTGTTGGATCAGGGCGATCAATATCCAAGTAGTCGCTTGTTAACAATGTTTTAGTTGTTGGAATTGTTCCTGTAACAACATCAGTTGTGCCATCGCCCATAAAACGTGCATCACCAAAGATAATACCATTTTCTGTTGTAGTATCAGTTTTATCAATTAATACCCATTTTGCTTCACCGCTTACAGTCTCACGTCTGTAAAGTGCTGGATAATTCTCAAGATCACTTGTGTCAATCCACAAATCACCGTTAATTAGCGCACTATCATCACTTTGTAGTGTTGGTGCAGTTGTACTAAAAATTACGCCGTCTGGATCTGTGCTTGCTAGTGCAAAGCCACGTGTATCAGTTATATTTTGATAGCCCTTCCATGTTGTGCCATTGTGTATTAGGATGTCTGCTTCGAATCCACCATGATACCAATATGTTAGATCAGTTGGATTTGCACTTGGGGCACTTGTACTTGCTGTGTAGGTATCTGCAATCCAGTTACTAAGGATTAGATCACTACTATTACCTGCTCTAACCTGCTTAGTAGTAATTGCTGTACTAAATCCTGCTGTTGCTAGTGGAGTTCCTGTTGTATCTTTCAATATAATTACACCGCCTAGTGCATGCTTGATCTGTATAGCACCTGTGCTTAGTATACTAGCACTAACATTTGCTACGTTTGCACCGTTTATGTCTGTGGCTAGGGTTGTAAGTGTTGTGCCACTTAGTGTGACTTCTACTGCAGTACTAAGTGTTGTGCTATTTGCTGCACTTGCTTGAATGGTAAATTTGTTACCAGCAACTAATGTTGCAGTTGTAACACTACCAGTAACTTCCAGCGCACCTGAACTGTAGCGTTTGAATAATTTATATGTGACAGTATCATCTTCACTTACATCATATTGAATATAAAAACTACCTGCTGTAATATCTTTACCGCCTGAGGTATCTAAGTTTTTAAGTGCAGTTTGATCGTTTGTATACGCTGGAGCACTTGCACTTCCAAATAGTGCTGTAGAAGAACTATATGAACTTACATCTGCTAGGAAACCTAGATTACTGCTTGTTGTTTTAACCCATACACTTCCTGCTGGACGTGGAACAGTGTCTGTTGACTTCCATGCTGGAACTGTGTAGTGTGGATCCTGTGCAATAAGTGGTCTTGCATATGTGCCTGCTGTTAAGCCTGCATCTGTAAGTATTGAACCTGTGCCGTTTGCGAGAACAATTTTGCCATCTGCATTACTGTCTACACCTACTGCCGTAGCGTTTGCATAAATTTCAATTTTGTTATCATGCACATCTGCTGTGACACCTGTAATGCTTGCATTGTTAATGCTTGTCTTTAGTTCAGTTACAGTACTGCCTACCATTGTAACAGTTGTTCCGTTAATTGTAATTGTGTTGCCCTGTGTAAATCTTGGACTTGCAACTGTGCCTGAAATTGTTGGGTGTGAAATCATCCATGCCGCACTACCTACAAGCACCCATGCATTACTGCGGTTCTTGTAATAAACAGGATTGCTAGTGTTTGTTGCAACCAATGCATAATCACCAATTGCACCAATTGAAGTTTTCGGAACACCGCCATCTAAATCTGTTGTAGTTGTAATAACTGTTGGGACTTTATTTGTAAATGCACCTGTACTTTGGTTCCACTCAAATATTCCCCAGCGTGTATCAGAACTTACATCCCACCAAACTGTACCGTTTGTTGGATTTCCAAGTGGTCTACTTGTGCTACTTACTAATTGTGCAAGGTCTACATCTGCACGAATTACATATGCTCTGTTGCTTACACCTAATAAACTATATGCAGCCAACAAACCATATTCATTCAATTCATAACCATTAATAGGTGATCCTGCTGCAGTGTTGTAAAATGTTGGATTACCGAAAGTACTTGTAAGTTCTCTCTGGCTTCCAATTAAGAAGGTACTTCCAGCATTTGCTGCAGTTGTTCCTGAAGCAGTGCCTGTGCCTGTACCACTTGTCTTATCTTGTGCAGTTGCAATAACAATTGCTGCTACTGTGCCTGCGGCTGATGGAGCATAGTTACTTTCATCAATAACTGTAACTTCTACGCCTGGTGATATTAGTGCCATGTTTTTCTTCCTCAATTAAGGTCTTTTGTTTTAATAATACTATTTATAAAAACAGCAGTAAAATACCCTTATTTGTATAATCCCTTTAAAGGTGCGTGTTAAATACACTATGAGACCTACTTGTGAGACATGTGGACAGCGTCCTAAGGCAGTTAATTATCGCAAGGATGCTAGAATTTTTTATAGAAAGAAGTGCGAACAGTGCTTGAAATTACACAAGCCTGTCAAACCACTGTGGGTTGATAGTGGATACAAAGTAAAAAGAAACTGTGAGGCTTGTGGATTTAAACCTGTGTTTCGCAGTCAAGTTATTGTTTTTTATATAGATGGAGACTTGAACAATATCAACAATCGTAATCTAAAAACTGTGTGTCTTAATTGTAATGCTGAACTTGCTAAAACGGGATGGTCCCGAGGGTCGTTAACACCTGACCTTTAAGGTCATTAATATTGGTGTCGTTAAGTATCACTTCGTCTTTACGGGCTTTTACCCATTTCCATTCGCTGGTATGTACGTCTTTAGGTTGAACGCCAGTTGTTTCATACTCAATAAGCCACTGTGGATCTAGTCCACGTTTCACTTCCCAGACTTCTCCGCCAATATCATGTAACATATTCACTTCATTTTCAAAACGTACATCTGGTACAACATAGTTTTGTTCTGGATTGTCTAGTATAGTTTTTTTCAGTAGGCTTACCCAGACTCCATCATAAAACCCATCACGCATGCAATCAGTGCCAAATAACTGAAGCACCAAACGAGGACTAATTTCCATTTTTGTTTCATTACTCCAAAAGTCGTCTCTAAGTTCTCGCCACGCTCTAGATTCATCTGTATCTCCTTCTAACATTGATCTGTCCCAACCAAAGATAGTACTAACCCCATCTTTGAGTTTATCTGCAAAACTTACTTTTTTAAATCCTTGGTCGACTAGAATATCAGCGACAGTTCCTTTACCGGCGCCGATAAGTCCGCATAATCCTATAATCATATTTGCCTCATATTAGCCAATAATAAATGAAAGTGGGTCACTACC